GACAAAAATCTTAGTACAAAATAATGCAGACATCGAAGTAAATGGTGCTTTGAATATAACAAGCAACGGATCAACTTTAGTACAATCTGCAAAAACTGTTCAAGTTGTTGCTAAAGATATTAAAGTTTCTGGAAAATCTAGTTTAGAATTAACAAGTGACGGGCCCGTCAATATTCAGGGTAGCAGTATTACTATGAATGCCAAATCGGGTGCATTTGCAGCTAAGGCAAGCAAAGATATTGCTTTACAGTCTGGGGCAGCATCAACTGCAAGTATTAAAGGTGGGTTAGAATTATTATTAGATGCCGTAACTGTTAAAACAAAAATGGGCGCAGCTACTATATCTACTACAAAATTACCGGTATATGCTCCGCCCGAGGAAAAAACAGTTGCAACAGTTTCTGGCAAATCCAACTTAACTAGACCAGATGCCCCGGCGGGCATATTCCTTGGAGATAGTTTGGAATCTGAAGCAGCGGATCTTGCTAAAAAGCGTTTGGAGTCAGGTGAGGTTAATTCTTCAATAAAATCTCTTTCCGGATCAGAAACAGATACAAATACTGCAACAACGGGCAAACCTATAACAGTTGATTCTTCTGAATTTGAGAATTACAATAATTTCCCAGATTCATTAAAATTATCAAAATATATTTACCTCGGAGATGTGTCAACCAAAGCATCCGCAACCTCATATGCGGTACAAGCTCAAAATGGATTAACTGCTGCACAAATCGTTGGCAATTTAAAATATCTTTCAGTTAATGTGCTTGATAAAATTAAAGATCAATATCCAGATATGGTAATAACAAGCGGGTTTAGATCAAGGCCATCTAATTCGGATCACAATTTAGGGCAAGCAGTAGATTTACAGTTTAAATCCCATTCATTCTCAGATTACTATAGTATTGCAGAATGGATTAAAAATAATGTTCCATATAAACAGGTATTACTAGAATATGCATCAAGACCATCTGGAACGATTGCTTGGATTCATGTCGCAGCTGCATCAAATGGAGCAAAATCTCCGATGCCAATTGGTACGCTTGCAAATCATAGTGCAGACGCCCCGGGTCGAAGAAATGCCTTCGTAAAATTGGTATAAATAAAAGGATGTTATTTATTATTTCGATCATCTAGCAATAAAATTATAATAAATATTAAAAATGGCTACTACAACTAGAAACGTACGAAGATACACAGATATAAATCTGATGTTCTCTCCCCATCCTTATTCTAAAGATATTCTTACTAGAAAAAACGCGGATGCGGTAAAGTCATCTATACAAAATCTAATATTAACAAAAAATTACGAAAGACCGTTTCATCCAGAGATAGGTAGTCAGGTAAGTGCGTTAATGTTTGAAAATCTTATGCCTTCTACAATTGTTGCAATTGAAAGATCTATAAGAAATACAATAGAAAAATTTGAACCAAGAGCATCAATATTGGATGTTCAAATTTTAGATAATTCCGATAACAATGCACTTGATATAGAAGTAACATTTGTCCTTAGTAATGTTGCATTGCCAATAACAGTAACAACAACAATTAGTAGAGTAAGATAATGGCAAATTTAAGAATAGCGGAATTAGATTTCGATACTATAAAATCCAATTTAAAGGATTTCCTTAAAAATTATACCGATACTGATGGCGCGCCTTACTTTACAGATTTTGATTTTGAAGGATCTGGGTTATCTATATTATTAGATGTGTTGTCATATAATACTCATTACAATGCGTATTTAGCAAGTATGGTTATAAATGATATGTTTTTAGATTCTGCGGTCAAACGTGCATCTGCTGTTTCTATCGCAAAACATTTGGGATATACTCCGGTATCAGCAATTGGTGCAAGAGCTACAATATCATTTACAGTAACTGACGTAACAAATTCTCCTAATTTTTTAACTCTAGATAAATTTACTCCATTTACAACTTTTGTAAATGAGTCTACACTAACATTCGTTAATTTGGATGCAAAAACAATACAACCTGTAAATGGAATTTATTCATTTGAAGACATTGAGATTGTTGAAGGCATTCCTCTACAGTATGTTTATAGTGTTGAAACCCCTGGACCTTTAGAAAAATATACTATTCCAAATGATAATGTTGACACAACAACAATTCAAGTTGTAGTTCAAAATTCTGTGTCGGATTCTACACAAACTGTATATACATTAACTGAAGATACTTTAAATATAGACGGCGAATCCACAGTATTTTTTATTGAAGAAAATCCTTCCGGATTATATCAAATTTACTTTGGTGACGGAGTTATTGGTAAAAAATTGGCAAGAAATAATTTAATAACTATAAATTACCTCATAACCAATGGAACCATAGGCAATGTTGCAGGCACACTTTCACAACAATTTACTTGCGGAACAAGTATTGGCGGCGGAACAGTTTCTGGAACAATAATTGCGGCCACAAATTCAAGAGGTGGCCTTGAAAGAGAAGATATAAATAGTATTAAGTTTAGAGCACCTAAATTTTCTTCATCATCAAATAGAGCAGTTACAGGCGACGATTATAAAGCAATTATATCAAAAAATTATCCATTGGTTCAATCTGTATCTGTTTGGGGCGGGGAAGATAATGTTCCTCCAATGTATGGAAAAGTTATAATTTCATTAAATCCATATGAGGGGTATGCTATTACCGAAGGGGTAAAGGCGGACATTAAAAATATTATTTTACAAAACAAACAAGTTTTATCTATAATGCCAGAATTTGTTGATCCTGATTATTTTTATATAAATTTATCAGTTAACGTAAAGTATGAAGCCGGAAAAACTTCCTTATCTTCGACAAATATTAAAAATTTAGTTGTTAACGAAATACAAAACTATTTTTCAACTGATCTTCAACAATTTGATAAAGATTTTGTATTTTCAAAGTTATCAAGAAATATTGATAATGTAAATGAATATATCATTGGTAATTTAATGACTGTAAAATTACAAAGAAGAATTTCACCCATTTTAAATAGTAAATTAAACATTTATACTTTGGGCGATACAATTAATTTTAAAAATGGATTAGTCCCGGGAAGTTTGACAAGCACAAGTTTTGCAGTAAATTATAAAGGGAATTCTTTGGTTGCAAAAATTAAAGACGTTCCAAATGATTCTGTACCAAATAATACTGGTACAGGTACAGTACAACTTATTGATGCAATTAATGACACTTTACTGAATACTGCGTATGGATCTATTAATTATGGTACCGGCGAATTGTCAATAGACAGTTTAGAATTGTTAGGATACCCAACAGAAACTTCAGATATTAGAATTACGGCAACCGTGCAAGATGAATATCTAGATGTAAATGTTAGTAAAAATCAAATTATCTTATTAGATGATAGCTCCACCAATATTGATTCAAATCGATTACCAGGACTTACAGTTAATGTAATCTCAATATGAGTAGAATAAGAGAAAAATTATCTAAAATATTTGCAGCACAAATACCCGAGTTTATTCGGGTAGGCGAATATGATGTTATAAACGTACAACCAATATCAACAACTGCGTCGTCAAAAATTGTTACGGTTGGAGATACTAATGATATTATTGCTGGTGATAGATTGCAACACCCAGCAATTACAAATACAGTATTTGTAACTAAAGTATTATCAACTACGCAAGTTGAAGTGAGTAATGCGATAGTTGTTACGCTATCTAATCAAATTGCAAAATTTGTTAGAGCTGATTCAACATCTACATTTGTAAAATTTTTAGAGGCGTATTATAAATTTTTAGAACAAGATAAAGGTGCGCAAGAAGTATTACAAAATGCAAGAAAATATGGAGATAGTGATTATACGTCCGATGATTTAATTGAACAGTTCTTTGTAAACTATGGCAATGATATTCCACGAAACATTGTTACAGACAAACGCACGTTTATTAAACATTTTAGAGACATTTATAAAACTAAAGGTACAGAAGAAGCATATAAATTGCTTTTTCGTGCAATGTTTAACTCTAAGGCGGAATTTTACTATCCTAGCGAATCGGTACTAAAACCTTCCGATGGAGTATGGAGAAAAGATAGAACCATAAAAGTAATCCCTGGCCAACTAGGATCAGGCAATCCTTTTGATTTTAAAAATACTAAGATTACCGGCCAAACATCTAAAGCAACCGCGGTGGTGGATAATGTTTTACGGTTGTTTGAGGGCGTTGTAGAAATTTATGAATTACATCTTGAAAATATAAAAGGAACGTTTGTCAGAGAAGATATTGTAGGTACAAAATTAATAGATTTAAATTCTTCTCTGGTTACTATCACCGCAAGAACTGTCCCGCAATTATCCAAAATTGAAATTATTGATGGTGTAGCTGGATATGAAGTAGGAACAGTTATAAATGTGGATGGCGGCGGCATTTGCAAAATAGAATCGGTTGATGCTTCGGGAAAAATTAAAAGTGTTAAGGTTATTGCTTCTAAAGTATATCCTGTTTTAAGCTCCGAAGCTTCGGCACAAGGGTATAATCCTGCCCCTATAACATCTCCGACGCCTACATCTATTACATCTGGTAATGTACTTTTGTTAAACGGAGTTGGATCGTACACATCGATTTTTCCGCATGGGTTAACTAAAGGTAATTATGCAAATATCTATTTTGCGTCTTTACCAAATATTTTAGAAAAAGAGTTATCTGTTAAATATGTGTTAGACAGTAAACGATTTACGTTTGATTATTCCACGCCTGAGATAAATCCTTCAATTGAAATTGAATTAAAAGCTAACATACGATATACTCAACCGGCAAATTTATTCGCCAACATAAACATTCTAAAAGAATCTACCGGATATTGGTTAAATAATAAAGGTAAACTATCAGAATTAGTATATATTCACGGACCAGCTGTAAATAGCACTGATCGTAGTAAATTATTTTATCAACCATATTCATATGTTGTAAAAAGCGATATTTCAATTGCGGAATGGGATAAAACAGCCTCACAACTAGTTCATCCAGCAGGAACAGAAGTTTTTGGCGAAATTGATATAAACAACGAAATATCTAGTAATTCTAAATCAACAGGGCAGTCTGAAGTTTGGGATTACTTTGGTATCACATCAGATTCTAATGTAATACTTGCAAGTTTAACAACATATTCGAATAGCAGAGTAACTAATTTAAAAGTTACTACAGATATGCTTTATGTTATATTTAATTATCTGTAATAAATAATAAAAGACACAGGATATTTTAATGGCACAGATTGTTACAAACAATTTTAGTATACAAAACGCAGTAAATTTTGCAAGTAGTTATACTAGTAATTACTATTTAATTATTGGCCGTCCACAAGCATGGCCAACTGAACCCACACCTACCAATCCAGTAAATACGTTAAACCAAGAATATATTTACTGGGCAGATTCTGTAGCAGCAAAAAGAATTGTGGGTTCGGATGTAAAATTAGTAATTAAAAGAAATGATTATACAATAGGTGTTGTATATACTCAGTATGACAATACGCAAGAAACTTTATTGGATAGTAATTTTTACGTTTTAACAAATCCCGATTATAACGTATACAAATGTATTTCTAATAATTTTGGTGCAGTATCAACCGTGCAACCTTCTGGGAGAACCAATTCTATATTTCAAACAGCAGATGGTTACAGATGGAAATATATGTATTCATTAACAGATTCGGATATATTAAAATTTCTAACAGCTAATTACATGGCAATTAATGTAAATGCAGATGTTGTAGATACTGCAATTCCTGGAACTATTGATAATATTGTTGTGGCAAATCAAGGAATTGGTTATTCCGGGTTTGCATCATTTGCAATAAAAGGAAAAGGAACCGGAGCGTCAATTTCATCATATACTTTAAATTCTTCCAACAGTATTACATCTATTTCAATTAACACAAATGAAACAGGTACTAATTATAAGATTGCTAATGTTAGTATAACAGATTCAACCGGAACAAACGCTTCAGCATATGCTATAGTTAGCCCAATAAACGGCCACGGATCAGACCCATTATATGAATTGGGGGCTAAATATGTGATGATAAATAGTAGGTTGGATTATGCTGAAGGCGGCGGAGATTTTCCGGTTGTTAATGATTATAGAAGAATTACAGTTATATCAAATCCAATTTCTGTTGCTACAGGGAATGTTGCAACAGAAATTACTTTAGATGCAACATATACATTAAATGTAACGGGTGCAACTGGAACATTTTCGTTAGATGAATTAATTACCGGGGATACTAGCAAAGCATCTGCGTTAATTGTAAGCGCAAATGTGGTTGGATCAAATGTAGCGATTCGATATATAACCCCTGAAAACTTATATTCGGGCGCTGTAGATTTTACTGTAGGTGAAATTTTGCGCGGAGGCACATCTCTTGCAACCGGAAATATTGCATCTATAGTGGCGCCCGAAATACAACACAATACCGGCAAAGCTTTGTATGTTGAAAATCGTAGTAAAATAACAAGACAATCTGACCAGGCAGAAAATATTCACATAGTTATAGAATTTTAATTCTAGGATATAAAAAATGATTATAAATTTAACAACTTCTCCGTATTATGACGATTTTGATCCTCAAAAGAATTTTTATAGAATTCTTTTTAAGCCTGGCGTGCCTGTTCAAGCAAGAGAATTAACTCAGCTTCAAACTATCCTACAGAATCAAATTAAGTCGTTTGCCAGTCACATTTTTGTTGACGGCACACGGGCATCAAAAGAAAATCCAAGTGCTTTAGCAATAACAAATAATCAACACAAATCTCTTAAATTAACAGGTATGAGTGTTGCGAATATTAATACTTATTTGGGAACGTATGTAACCGGCGCAACATCTAATACTTTTGGAAAAGTTGAATTTGTATTTAATGCAGACACCCCTACAATTGGTGATCCGCATACGGTAGTGTTTAGACCATCAAAAGGTAACGGTGAATTTATATCAGGAGAAACTGTATATTTTTATTCCGATATCGATTCTGCGCAAATAAAATCCAACATATATGTTGGTACAGAAACATTAGTCGAAGATATTGATATTTCGATTACAGGTACAACAGAGCAATATTCTGAAAAAATTACATCTATAACGGCATCTACCAATTTAAAGGTGGGAGATCAATTATATGCAGTTGATGGATTTGGTGTTTCTCCTTTGTATGTAATCGAGGTGTTATCTGCAACATCTGTTAGACTAAATGATAACTTAGCAACAACCGGAACAGGTATATCCTTACAGTTTAAGCGAAAAGGGTCCAGTGCAACTGCTGTACTAAGTGCATCTTCTGGAATTTATTATAAAAAAGGATTTTTTATAAATGTAGAATCTCAAGCAATTGTTCCGCAAAAATACGCACCATACCCCGACAAAAAAGCTGTCATTTATAGGTATACGGAATCTACAGTAAATTATAATGATGATTCCAGTTTACTAGATCCCGCATTTGGTAGCTCTAATTATCTTGCACCCGGTGCAGATAGATTAAAAGTTACATTAACCTTGGATACAGTAGATTTAGATGCAGATTTTAAAGCGGATGTTACAGATGATTATGTAGCAATTGCAAAATTTATTGATGGAAAAAATATATTAAACTATTCTGCGGTTGATACTACATACTCCGCACTTTCAGATAAGCTTGCTGAAAGAACATATGACGAATCCGGAAACTATAGTATAGAACCATTTAGATTATCATCTGCGGGTTCAACGAGTTCAGGTGAAGATAATAGATTTTTTATCAGTAAAGGAAAAGCTTACATAGGTGGTTATGAAATTAAAACATCTGACAAAACAGAATTAATTGTTCCAAAAGCAAGAGATTTTGAAACAATAGTAGAAACAGATGTTAACACTTATTTTGGTAGATATGTATTAATAAATTCTCCAAAATATGGGCTATTTGACCCCGAAACCTTTACACTAAGAGATTATTGGGAAGCCCATAATACAACAAATACTGCTGCCATGAGTTCGAATACTCGGGTAGGATATATTTCACCTAAATTCTTAAAATATGAATCAGGCTCAAATACTACAGCTGTGTATAGATTTTATTGGTTTAACTTTGAACAAACAAGTACTACTTCAAATGCTACTTCTATACGTTCAATCATAAGTGTCGGCAATGATTATTCTAATATTGAAGGAAACTACGGTACATACGCAAATCCGCTTTTCTTCGCAAACATTGCTGCGAATGCGGGCGGGTTAGAACCAATATCTAACAATCTTGTTATTTTTGAATCAACACAAAACAGCAGGTATGTATTTCCTATTAATAATTCTTATGTTAAAGATGTTACCAATATAAACACCGTTTATACGAAATTATATTCCAATGTACAAATGACCAACGGAGTTGCGTCTATTACAACATCTTCGCCTAATAAATTTGTGGGTAGTGCAGGTGATTCTCTAACAAAATATTATTCTCAACAATATTATACTATTATAGTTAAGAAAAAAGAAGATACGACTACAGGTAATCCAAATTACTTCACGGGCGCGTATGTGGATTCTTCAACTGTGACATTAGATTTAGATTTGAATAAAACTAATATGACTATTACGCATGCTAATAGTTTAGTTGCTGCCAAATTAGACATTATCGCAACTTTGCAAACTAATGAAGAAACAATAAGAACAAAAACGTTGGAACAAAATTGGCCGGTTGTTACTGATATTAATTCAAACGACTGGATTACTTTGTTTTATCCAGATATAACGGCATTAAAAAATGTTTATAAGATTGATTCTGGTACAAATTTTCACGGAAAATATCTTAATGCAAATACATATAGCGCGGGAAAATATGTTTCGTATGAAGACAGATTATATAAAGCGTTAGTAACTACAAACGAGGCAGTTAGTAATACAAATGCGTGGTCAAAAGTAAGTCCCCAATCATTGTTATTATATACTTTAGATGATGGGCAACGAGACTTTGTGTATGATTGGGGTAGAATAAAATTTCTAGGACAGAATGCTGCAAATGTTGGTAATGTGGTTGTTATTGTTGATTATTTTGAACACGGTGGAGGGACAGGACCATTTACAGTAAATTCATATGCAAACACTCTATATGCTAAAATTCCAACCTATAGATCTCCTGAGG